TTTTATTTCTTTGAATGAGGAGTAGTGTTTGAAACAATAATGGAATCCTTCTTGTTTCATTCTGTAATAAACATCATTCCAATTTTCTGCTTCTTCTGCTTTCATAATTTTATTGTTTTAATTCGCACCTAAATATATCTGCAAAACGTTAGTGATAATTGTTATTCAATACCCCATTTTTCAAAAAATTCATCATCCTTGTCATATATAATACAGGCTCTCATTGCGTGATATGCTCTCATAAAATCACTATTAATACCATATTTTTTAATAGCGATTTTCAATCTATCAATCTTCGGTTCAACTCTATACCAAATATTCACACACTCTCCACTATCTGTTATAGAAATTACTGAATCCGCATCAATATTTCTATGTTGTAATCCTTCGTTAATTTTTTCTAATTCGTTTTTACCACAAGTGAAGTATTTCACTTGTCTTTTAATTTTTTTTTTAATTGTTTTCATATTATTTTTGATTTAAAACCATTCTCGCAAGTGATTTACCAATTACATCCCAATTACTTTTGAAAAATTCTTCTCCTTCTGGTGAGTTATTCCAAAACATAAATCCATCAGTCTTTTCAATTTCTTCCATAATTTTAACAGATTTTTCAACAGTAATCTCATCTGTCCGTAATTCCAAACAAACATCTTTACCAATTTGAATTACACCATCCTTATCTTTGTAGGTATAGCCGACCAAACCCATTGGTAAATCACAAAAAACTAAGTTCTTAAAATAAATTTCTCTTGTTGTCATAATAATTTTATTTTACCAATTGATAATTTTCATCGTTAATTAATTTCAATACTTTCTTCTCAACAGTGGTGTTCAATGGTGGTTTTCTTGCCATCTCAGTCAAACTTTTAGAAAAGAAGACCTGATACTTCAATGCGTTTTTGTAGTAGTATCTAATGACATAGATATATTCACCTTTATCATTAATTAATGTACCATTGCTTTTACCTAGTAAAATCTGTCCCAATGTTTTTTCAGTAGTCATATCTTTTAAATTTAATTAAGTGATTCAATATTATTATAACCAATCAAACAACCATAAAGTTCCAAGTTTGATTACTTTTTTTATTTACTTGAACAAGTAGGCCCCAAACCTCTTTCAATACTTTGACCATCAGTCAATACTCTCCCACAACGTAAACAACTACCAGTATGGGAAATTTCAACATTTTCATTCAATAAGTCAAATTTTCCCTCTTCAACTTTGGATAAAACCCAAGCAATCGCTGTGGCAGTAGGAATGTTAACCACATTTTTTTTATTGTATATTTTACCACTAAAATAAGTTCCAATGCGTTTGAAATTCATATATTCCATCTCCACACTAATGTGAGTGTACCACTTACCGTTGAAAAGGGATCTTGTGATTGTGTAAGTGTATTCCTTGCCGGTTTTGAGTGATTTAATAACAAAAGAAGCACCATTGTTATTTTTCTCAGCTTTGAGAACCGAAGTAAGACTTGTTGATGGAATTACGTGTTTCATATTTGATTTTATTTGTAATGTTAATAATAGTATAACCACCCCACTAACGATAAAGTTCCAAGTTTGATTATTTTTTTAACGTTTATGAACGTAAGGTACTTCAAAATTAACTTCACCAATTGCAGCCATTTCTTTGCAATAGGCTCTAATTAAATTAATAGCTGCAAATACCTTATCATCAGTTTCGAAATATTGTTGTCTATCTTTAACAAACATTCTATAGATTAGTTCGTGGACAGTGGTGTAGATACCTGCACTTTTTAAAAGAGCTTCAGTAGCTTCTAATATATCTAATGATTCACCAACAATCAAAATGGCCTGTTTCAATTCATACTTAGATTCTTTCATAGTTCAAATTTTTATTAAGTGATTCAATACTAATATAACCAACCCACCAACCATAAAGTTCCAACCAAATAAAAAAACTCCAATAATTTTTACAATTATCGGAGTTCTATATATTGACCAACATAAGAAAGGGAAGTTGGGATTTGTGAAATATAAATATATCGAATTTTCAAAAAATCTTATTTATTATAAAAAAAAGTTGATTTTCTACCTTTTTAGGTAAACTTTTTTTGGTAAACCACTTACACTCCTCGTGTTCAAACCCATCCTTAGCCTCATCCAAATCAATATTTATCTTTTTATCAATCTCATATAAGAACAAATAGAACTTCATTCTTGACCCACCATTCAATGTTGCCACATAATCCAACTTATCAACAATCTGATATCCAGTCTCTTCCCTAAACTCCCTTACAGCACCATCTTGAATACTCTCACCTTTCTCCAAATGTCCTCCAGGAACTGACCAAATACCAGGTAGACTCCCTTTCTGACTTCTTTTACATAATAAACAATGATTTTTATATTTTAATAAAATACCTGCACAATTTCCCATAATGAATTATTATTATATTTATATATATGAAGTTAAGTATAAATGACAACATTTTCAAGGTAAAAGTTCAAACATCTCCTGAAGAAACTCAAGAAGGTATGATGAACAAAACCTTTGACAAAACATTCAATGGAATGTTATTTGTAATGAAAAACCAAGAACATAGTTTTTGGATGAAAAATTGTATAATTCCCCTAGATATAATCTTTATTGATAATGATGTAATAACCAAAATACATCACAATTGTCCTCCTTGTGAAACAAAAATATGTAAATCATATATTGGTGAAGGAAACTTTATACTTGAAGTTAGAGGTGGAACTTGTAAGAAATTAGACATAAAAAAGGGGGATGTTGTTTCTTTCCCCCTTTAATCTTAACCTCTTATTGTTTTATTTATCAAATTTCTAAAATAATTTTCATTTACATTTTCACTTTGTATCATTTGAATTAATCTAGCCTTAAATGATTCCGCAATTCGTTTAACAAATCCAACATATGGTGTTTCATCTTTCTTAACACCAAATGGATTATATTTGGTTATTTTAACAACAACACCATCTTTAACTTTGACAACACTTCTCATTGTATCAATATAGTAAGAACCATTATCCAAAGGTTGTTTTTTCCCTCGTTTCATTTTAAATAACGATGTATTAAGTTCTATATTTTCAATAATTAAATCATTAATATCAACTTTAATAATCTTATCTTCATCATTAGTTTTTTTAGTGGCTTTTTGTTCTTTTTTTGGTGGTCTTTTAGACCTAACCAAATAATTTAAACCTGAAATATTGGTTATACATCTATGTCCACCACTATTTCTAAGTACAATATCCCAACCATTTATATAGATATCATCTAATATTTTTTTATCTTTTTCTGATAATTTATTAAAATGTTGATTCATTATATTTTGTAATTCATCTTCACTTACATCTTGGATTACATAATCATTACCATACAATGCTTTTAAATCTCTATATGTGAAACCAATTGATTCTTCAGTAAACCCTGGATCACTTTCCGAAATCCATTTTAAAGATGATAGACTAACTTCAATATTTTTAAGTTCAGTTTCAAATTCACTCAATACTTCATCTTTAACTTTACCTAAATTAACACCTTTCAATGCTCTATCTGTCTTAAATGGATTACAAGATACTTGAACCATACCAATTGGAAATGCTGTTATTAAGAAATCACCCTCTGGATTATTAATGAATGGGGTATATCTATCATAAGAACCTTTTCTCCCAATATAACCTAATCCATATTGGAAGATAATTTTATCTTCAACATCAATGTCTTTATCTGTTTTTCTATCTTCAATATAATCAATTTGATTTTGTAATAATTCTTCAGATTTTTCATCAAAACTACCACCAATTAATTCTTTTATTTTCAAATAAAGATTTATTGCGGATGGGGTACATTCCAATACTAATGTTTCCAAAAATTTATCCTTACTTTTGAATGTTAATAACCATTTATTAACAATAAACATAAGCATAAATCTATTCTTAGTACTAGAATTTCTAAAATTAAAGTTTAGAATATCCTGTGGTGTAATATTATATCTAATAAAATCCGCACTATCAATTGTTGATATTGCTTGAATATCAGTTCCATAAAATAAATCGTTTGGGGATATTACATCAGATACTGTTTTAACATTTGACCTTGAATGTGAAAATTGTTTTGATTTGGTGAATTCAGCCCCAGCTTGTGTATCGTGGTGATCGGTATGAATTAAAAACATAGGTTTACCATGTGCAAAATCTACCAATACTGGCATAATTTTACCACTAGCATCTGGTTTCTTAATCGCAAATTCTGATGTTCCATATTGTATAACTTCAGCATCTACTGTTTCAATCCCATATCTTTCCAAATACTTTTTCATGGCTAAAGCCGTAGTAACGCCATCCAAATCTTGATGAAAATATATCTTTGCTCCGCCATCTCTATATCGATTAGCTAAATCTTTTATGTCCCTTATACCACTTTCAATTAAGAGATTTTTTTGTTTTTTAATCATTGTTTTTCTCAATAAATATCATATAAAAATAAAAAAAGGGTCATGCCTGACCCTTATTTGATATTTTTAAAAATATGTGTAATTACATCTACAGTCCACCCATTTCCAAGTAATTTAAACCTTTCGGTGTTTGAAACTCCCCTTGTATAATTTAATGGTATTGTTTGTAATAGTTCACAATCTTGTGGTGTATATTTGTATATCTGACCCAATTCATTTTTACAATAAGATGAAATCTGTCCTTTATACATTGATGCTGTTAAACAAGATGCCTTATCTCTATATGACTTAACAACATCCTTTCTTGTTCCCCTACCATAGAAAGGTAAATCTAAATAGTTTGGATATTTGTCCTTAAATTCTGGAGAGATTACATCACAAATATTTAACCCCAAGTCTTTTGGTTGTGTTATATTTGGAATATTTGTCCAATACAACCTTGGCCTATTTTGGGCCGATACCAATCTACTATTAATCTTAATTGGTTTCACACCAAGATGTTCAGTGATTACATCTTGCCATTCTTCTCTCATTACAACATTTTCAAGTAAAAAGTATTTAGGATTAGTTTCTTTTAATAGTCTAACATACTCAAAGAATAATTTACTCCTTGGGTCATTGAAATTCAATTGTTTTCCTACCTTTGAGAATCCTTGGCAAGGCGACCCACCTATTAGAAGGTCTATTGGTGGTAAATCACTTCCTTTAATTTCTGTTATATCACCCAATTGAATTGTGTTGGGATAATTTTGTTGTGTAACCTTAATTGAACTTTTATCAATCTCGGATGCAAAATACTTATCATATTTTATTCCAATTCTATTTAGGGCAATTTGACCACAACTTAACCCATCAAACAAACTTAATACATTCATAATTTAATATTTTTAAAAATATGTGCAATTACATCAACAGTCCAACCATTACCAATCATTTTGTATCTTTCTGTGTTACTAACAACAGATGTATACCCTTCTGGTATTGTCTGTAATTTCTCAAATTCAGTTGGGTTTAATAATCTACATAAAGTTTTATCCTCGTTGAAGAGATATTGATTTGTGTGACAATTCTTGGTGGTTAAACAATTTGATTTCTCATTCTTAACCCAATTAGGATTTTTATTTATTCTTTCTTTTGTTCCCCACTTATTATAAAAACATTTTGGTATTTCTCTAAAATTGTCATCAGTTAATACATCTGATAGTTTAATCTTCTTATCTTCAGGTTGGGTTATGTTGGGAATGTTTGTCCAATATAATCTGTCCCTGTTTTGACCAGATACTAGATTACTATTAATTCTTATAGGTTCAACACCCATTTCCTTTGTGATGATGTCTTCCCATTCTTTTTTCATCTTTACATTTTCAAGTAAAAAATATTTGGGTTGAACTTCATTTAAGACTCTAACAAATTCCCAAAATAAACCACTCTTTCCATCAAAACCTGTTCTGTTACCTACAGATGAAAAACTTTGACAAGGACTCCCACCAAATAACACATCTATCTTTGGTAAGTCCGAACCTTTGATTTTATGAATATCACCTAACTGAATTGTGTTAGGGTAGTTGTGTTGAGTTACTTTAATTGCGTGAACATCAATCTCAGAGGCGTAATAGTTATCGTAACTAATCCCAACTTTATTTAAAGCGATTTGACCACAACTTAACCCATCAAAAAGACTTAATACATTCATTTAAACACTTCTATTTTTGCATCCATTTTTATTAATTCACTCCAATTACCTTTATAGGTTGTTGCTTTGACTGGTCTATTATCAATCCAATGATATTCTTGACCATCCTTACACCTTGGTTTATCCATTATTAGTCCGTGGAATTTGAATCCTTTCAATCTTAACCAATCTTCCGTAATATGTCTATCTTTTGACTCTCTGGCGGTAAAAAAAGTTATAATGTTTCCTTCATCGTACCACTTATTTAATAGTAATCTACTATCTTCAAAGTGTAATGCAAATGGAAATAAATGGGAATCTTCATTATTTATGTCTTCACATATTGTCCCATCAATGTCAATCAAAAAAATCTTATTCATAATTCTATGTTTTTAAATATATGTGTTATTACATCAACTGTCCATCCATTACCTAGCATCTTTCTGGCTTGACTATCACTTACAACATTAGTATATCCATCAGGTATTGTTTGTAGTCTTTCCATTTCAATTCGATAAAGTTTTCTGTATTTCCAAGTTGGGTCAACTATGTAATCTAATGGACTTTCAACTGTAACTAAACAATTTCCTTTGTTATTTTTATTTGGGACATACATCTTAAATTGTTTACTCCTTGGAGTTGAATCTCTACCAGTTTCAATTCTTATTTTTCTTCTCATTTCTTTACCCTCCTTAGTTCTAGTTTCATAAAATGAAAATGGTGCTTCGTTGGATAAATCTATATTTACTCTTTTTCCATTATTCGCATATAGTGTTACAATACCATCATCATTAATGGTTAGACTGTCATAAGATTTAGTTAATGAATCTATTTTTTCATCAATAGTCATATTACAGGGGTCATCAACAATGATATCTTTTAAAGTAATTTCTTTGTCTATCGGTTGATTAATATTTGGAATATTAGTCCAATATAATCTTCTTCTATTTTGGGCCGATACCAAAGTTGAGTTTATTTCAATTGGTTCTAATCCTAAGACATTACTAATAATATTTTCCCACTTCTTTAACATTTTAACATTTTCTAATAAAAAATATTTTGGTTTAACTTCTTTTAATAGTCTTACATATTCCCAAAACAAATATGACTGTCCTTGAAAATTAAATCCATTTATTTTTAAATCCAAATATTGTTCTAATGTTAATATTTCAATATCTTCTTTTGTTGACATCCCTTTCATCTTACCAGCAAATGAAAGATTTTGACAGGGTGATCCACCACACATTAATGTAATTGTTGGTAAATCACTCCCATTTATTTGTGTAATATCTCCAAGTTGAATCGTGTTAGGATAGTTATGTTGGGTTACTTTGATACTATGTTTATCTACCTCAGATGCGTAATAATTATCATATTTAATTCCAGTACGATTCAATGCGATTTGTCCGCAACTTAAGCCATCAAAAAGACTCAATACATTCATTTATTTTCCAATTGATTTATATGATGTTGGAGATAAAACATTGCTTTCTTTAAATCTTCCAATTCTTTATTTGGGTCTTTCTTTCCAGCTCTACTAATATATTTTACAGTATTACCCAAAGCAAATCCTAGTTCCCAGGCATCAATCACCTTAATTGTTTCATAAACATTTGATTCACCTCCATAATGAGAAGGGTGATTTACACTTTCTTTTTTCTCCCAGGTTTTCATTAAGGTCTCCATTTTTGATAAGTTGTTTTATTTTGGTTGATATTATCTTCAACATTCTTTTGACTATCAATTAATTTTTCCAAGGTTTCATCAAGTAAACTATTTCCCTTTTCTTTTTCTAAAAGGTAGTGTGATAATTGAATAATTTTTGTTTCTTTCCAACCTTTTCCATCGGTTAGAGTCATTCTAAGTTTAAGGTTTTCCATTTTTTTTAAAAAAATATATAAAATTTA